TTGCATTGCAATTGTTATGATGACTGGGATAGCGAATTTGAGGAAGAATAAATGATTACTTTACCAGAAACACACGGATCACGTGTAGTCAAGTTTATAGAAAAGTTTTGTGTTCACGGAGAGGGCGACTTTTACGGCGAACCAGTAAGACTTGATGATTGGCAAAAAGCAATTATTTATGAATTATACGAATTAAATAATAAAGGCGAAAGAAAATACAGAGAAGCTTTAATTGGCACACCTAAAGGAAACGGTAAAACGGCTATTGTATCAATGATTGGACTTTACGAACTTCTCGGTACAAATGTAACTTCGCCACTTGTAGCCGTTGCAGCTGCTTCATTTGAACAGGCAAATCTTTGTTTTGGAAATATGCGTACAGTTTGCGAACAAAGTCCATATTTAAGAGATATGGTTGAAACTTATGAAAACGTAATACAAGTTAAAAATGGAAGTGGTCGAGCCTTTAGAGTTGCTGCAAAAGCCGGTACAGCTGATGGGGGAAGAAATAGTTGTTTTATAGCTGATGAAATACACGAATGGAACAATATCAACTTAGAGCGTGTTCATTATGTTTTGGCTAATAACACAGCAAAGCGAAAAGACGGTTTAGTGTTAAATATTACAACAGCAGGACACGATTTAGATTCAATGGCAGGTCGTATGTATCAAAGAGGATTATTAAAAGAAGCAGGAAAACAAAAAGACGAAGAATTTTATTTTAAATGGATTGGTGCAGGAGAAAGAGATAATCCAAAAGATGAAAAAGTTTGGTTGAAAGTTAACCCGGCAATACAAAACGATTGGTGGCCAGTTGAAAACCTAAGACGTAGAATAAAATCATTACCAATAAATGAATTTCAACGTTATCACTTAAATCAATGGACTAGAACAGATCAAGAAAGTTGGATTGAAGTAGAGCAATGGTTGGCGTGTGAAGATACAGAATTAACATTAAGTCCAGACCGTCCTTTATTTGTTGGTATTGATATGGCTTTAAGACACGATAGTGTTGCAATAGTTTATGGTCAAAAAGATGAAAATGACGTTATTTATGTAAAATCTAAAATATGGCTACCTAAAGATGAAAATTTTATGGATTATCAAGAGATTGAAGCATTTGTTGTTGATTTAATGACAAAGTATAGAGTTAAAGAAGTTGCTTATGATCCGGCGTTTTTTGAACGTTCAGCACAAGTGTTATTAGATAGAGGTGTTCCAATGGTCAACTTTCCACAAACACATTCTAGAATGATTCCTGCGTGTGGTAACGCATTTGACCTAATTTCTAATGCAAGAATAAGGCACGACGGCGATCCAACATTCACAGACCAAGTTATGTCGGCAGCACAAAGGGTAACCGATATGGGTTGGCGATTATCTAAAGGTAGGTCAAAAAGAAAGATTGATAGTTGTATTGCAATGGTAATTATGCTTGACCGTATAACTGCACCAGATCCTTTAGATGATGAACCAGAAGTTGCTATTATAAACTTATGATTAACTATATAACAACAATGCTAGAAGTAGTCGGTGCAGGTCTTATAATTTATGGTGTATATACATTAAATACATCACTTGCCTATATAGTGGCAGGTGCGTTTATTATATTAGGAAGTTATTTAACAATTAGATGAGTTTATTTAAAAAACTAGAAAACAGAGACGCTTCATTAGGAAACCTAACCGATTTGTTGGCACTCCGTGACGGTGGTTTGCAAAACTACACAGGCGAAAAAGTAAACGAAACTTCGGCACTAGGTATATCAGCAGTCTTTTCAGCTATATCACTTATTGCAGATAGTATTGCATTACTACCCCTAAAAACACTTCGTTATGATAGCGCAAAAACTATTTTTACAGATAAACCAAAGTTTTTAGAAAAACCAAATTCAAACCAAACAATGTTTCAAGTAATCCACGAAATCATTACATCTATGGCAATGCACGGAAATGCGTTTGTACTTGTTGACAAAGATAGACAAGGGCGACCAATAGCAATGACACCAGTACACCCAGAAAAAGTAAAAGTGGAAATGGAAAATGGTCAAAAGGTTTTTATGCTTATGGGCAACAAAGGTAAGTTTGAAAGAAAGATTACACAAAACAATATGCTTCAATTTATTTGGTATTCATATCCCGGACAACTTGTTGGAATAAGTCCTTTAAGAACACAATCAAATACTTATGGATTAGCTTTAGCAATGGAAAGACATATTGCACAGTTTTATGGTCAAGGTGGTACACCAAGCAGCGTTTTGGAAACAGATAGAGATTTGACAGCAGAACAAGCTTCAGTATTAAAAGAAACTTGGATTGGTACACATAACCGAAATAGAAAACCGGCAGTACTAACAGGTGGTTTAAAATGGAAAGCAATAAGTGCTTCGGCAGGGGACGAGCTTATAAAAGCACGTGAACAAATTGTAAATGAAATTGCAAGGGTATTCAGAGTTCCGGCACATTTATTGCTATCTAAAGACGGATCAAACGTATATTCAAATATTGAAAGTAATGGACTTGCATTTGTAAGGCATACATTACTTCCGTGGATTAGACGCATAGAGGACGGTTTTTCAACACTTATACCGGGTAAACAGTTTGTTAGATTAGATACAGACGAATATGCACGTGGCGACCAACTTAGTAGGGTTAGAGGTTTTCAAGTTGCAATTAGTTCTGGTGTAATGACACCAAATGAAGCAAGGTCGAAAATGGATTTAGAACCCTATGAGGGTGGCGACAAGTTTTATATTGGTTTACAAGGTGGGTTAATTGATCCACTTGCAACACCACAAGGTATAGACCAACACGATCCGACAAACGAAATACCAGAGTAATGCCATATTCAATAATTCATAGCCACCCAGATTGTCTTAAAGAAAGTGGCGAAACAGGTCAATACCAAGTTGGTGGACACGCTGTAGTTAAAGATGATGACGGTACATTAATGGGTTGTCATAAAACACATAAATCTGCACAAGACCAAATTACTGCAATAAATATTTCAGAAGCAGAACAAAATGAATTAGTGATAGAAGCTGAACTAAGAGCAGTTGATAGAAAACCACCAAAGTTTATGCAAGAGAACGCACAACGTGGTTTAGATAATTTAAACAAAGCAGGGGACGGACTTACAGATAAAACAAAGCGTGAGGCACGTTCTATGGCAAACGGCGAAGATGTTAGTGTAGATAAGATTGTTAGAATGGGTGCGTGGCATAAACGACATTTATCCGACCTAGATCGTGAAAAATCAAATCCTAATGATTCAGATACTTACAGAGCGTCCGACGTGGCTTTTTTACTTTGGGGTTCTAATCCTTGGACTAATCCCACACAAGCAGGGGACTGGGCAGATAGAAAAGTTGCACAACTTGTGACTGAAAACGAATTAGAACCAAGAAAAATCTATACAACTAAAAAAACAAAACCAAAAGCAAAACCAAAAAAAATGAAAGGGTATAGATTGCAAAAAGAATTTGATAGTGTAGTTGCTATATCACAAACAATAGACACACAAAAACGTAACACTATTCTTAAAGAAATGGAAAAATTAACAGAAAATAGAAGTTTTACTTTTTCAGCAGTTGAAGAACGCAATGATGACAACACAGATACTTTATTATTTACAGGTTACGCGTCAGTATTCAACAAGCCGTATGGAGTAAGAGACAACAAGGGCGTATATGACGAAACTATAAGTCCGGGTGCTTTTAAGAAAACCTTACAAGAACAAGACGATGTAAGATTTTTAGTGAATCACGACGGTATTCCATTAGCAAGAACTTCAAGTGGAACATTAGAATTAGAAGAAGATCAATATGGCTTATTTGTTAGGGCTGAATTAGATCCAACAAACCCAAAAGTTGCAGAAGTAGCAAGTGCAATGAAGCGTGGCGACTTAAACGAAATGTCATTTGCCTTTGCAGCAGTACGTGATGAATTTAACCAACAAGGAGATGAACGGTTTGTATCAGAAGCAAGACTATTTGATGTTTCAGTTGTAACATACCCGGCAAATCCTTGGGCAGGTGCAAAGTTACGTGGAATAGATATAGAAGTTTTACATAAAAGTTTGGCTGAAGCTAGAAATGGCGACCAAGCCACAGAAGTATTAGAAAGTTTTATTAGCAAAGTAACTGAACAAGTTAACACGGAAATAGATACGGAAACTGATAAAAAGCGAAGCAATCCAAAAGTAGAGTTGTTGAAAATGCAACTTGAAAGGGACGGTATTCGCAAACAGTCGTAACGCCGTGTCATAAGCCGTATATCACACTTAATTACACACCTTACGCAGAAGTATAAAAAACAATTACTAAGGATATTATGAAAAAATTAATTGAAGCTAGAGATAGTAAAGAAGCTGAACTTATTAATCTTGTTGAAGTTCTTGATACTTTAGATGTAAGCGCTGAGGGATTTAACGATAAATTCGATAGATCAAAAGCACTTCACATTGAAGTAAAAGACCTAAACGAAAAGATTGAAGAAGCAAGAGAAGCTACTGAAACTTTGAAAGCAGTCAAAGAAAGTCGAAATAACTTAGGTGTTGAAGATGAAGATTTAGGCGATAAAGAAGCCATAGTTGAAGTCAATGAACCCGCTCTTTATAGAAAAGAGGGCGCTCATAGCTTTATTAAGGACGCTTATTCATCACGTAAGGGCGATTATAACGCACAAGAACGTTTAAATTCACACCAAGAGTATGAAGCAAGAGATGTTGGAACGGGAGCTTTTACCGGCTTAGTTGTTCCACAATATTTGCTAGATATGTACGCACCAATAGCAAGAGCAGGATCAGCGTTTTACAATGCTGCTTCTAAAGAGCAGTTACCAGAATATGGAAATCAAATCGAGATTTCAAGAATTACAACTGGATCAACAACAGCTCCTCAAGCTACTGAAAATACTGCTGTATCAGAGACAAATATTGATGACACTTTATTGACTGTACCAGTTAACACTATTGCAGGTCAGCAAGATGTTTCAAGACAAGCTCTTGAAAGAGGTGGCGGAAGTGGATTCTCATTAGAGAATGTTATTTTCCAAGACTTACTTTCAGCATATTACACAACAATGGATTCACAAATGTGGACTGGTACTGGAGCCAACGGGCAACATACCGGAATGATTCAAGTTACAGGAATCGGAGCAATCAGTTATACTGATGCCTCGCCAACTGTTGCAGAAGCATTTCCTAAATTGGCTAACGCTGTACAAACTGTTAACTCAAACAGATTTGCACCGGCAACAGCCATATTTATGCACCCAAGACGTTGGGGATTCTTCACAGCAGGTGTAGATTCAACCAACAGACCATTGGTATTACCACTCGGTAATAACCCAGACAACGCCGTAGGTGTTGGAGAAGCTGCTAAATACGGAAACGTAGTTGGTACTTTATTGGGACTTCCAGTTATCACAGACGCTAACGTTCAAACAAACGGTGGCGCAGGTAATAACGAGGATTTACTTTGGGCTATTAAATTGGACGATCTCAAAGTATTTGAGGACGGAGTTATGCAACTCAAATTTGAGGAAACAAACGCAGGAAACCTTACAACCAAAATGGTTGTTTATGGATATTCAGCATTTGCTTCCGGGCGTTACCCAGCAGGTGCAGCTTATGTATCTGGAACAGGTTTCGTTCCACCTACTTTCTAATTAGAAGATAGGATAACAATATTGGTTTTGTGTGTCGGGCAACCGACACACCGAACCACAAAGAAAGAACAATATGAGCAAAGATATAATTAAAGCATTAAAAGAAGAATTAAAACATTACGAAACATACGGAAAGGCAAAACGTGCTGAAGAAGTTAAAAAAGCTATCAAAGATTTGGGTGGCAAAGTTGAAACAGCTAGTAAAAAACCTAGTACCGAAAAAAAAGTAGAAAAAAAGAAGTAACAGGAACTTAGTATGGCAATTGTCAACGGGTACTGTACTTTAAGTGGTTTAAAATCATTCGTCGGAATAGGCGATGGAAACGACGATACTCTACTTGAGGAAAGTGTAGAAGCTGCAAGTCGTCAAATTGACGCTTTTTGTGGTCGTATATTTTATGCAGACACAAACGCAACACCACGGAAATATTTTACAACTAATCCATATAGGCTTCGTGTAGATGATTTTTACACATTAACAGGTTTAGTTGTCAAATATGATGATGACGACGACGGAACATATGAAACAACAGTTGTTGCAGCAAATTATCAGTTATTACCTTTAAACAGCGTTGCAGGTGGTATATTAACCACACCTTTTTATATTGTTGACCTTATTGCTTCAAGTACAAATCAATGGCCACTTGATCTATCAAGTAACAGGGCGAATGCCGAAATTACAGCTAAGTGGGGTTGGTCAGCAGTACCAGAGCCAATAAGACAAGCAGCGTTAATGTTATCTTCAGAGTTGTTTGCAATGAGAAATGCACCACTAGGTATTGCAGGTGTTGGCGATTTCGGAGTTGTCAATATTCAACAAAATCGTGAGGTCACAAGATTGTTAGCGCCATTTCGTAAAGGTACAATTCTAGGTGTAGCGTAATGGCTACATTGAGCCAAATTGCAGACGCTATAAAAACAACACTAAACGACA